CCCTGTCGGCTATGCGACTACTCGCGCGATGGTGGCGTAGAGGGCGGTCGGCGTGCCGCCCGAGACGGCGAGCTGGATCTGGCACGGCGGCAGATCGACGATGAGGTAGCCGTTCGCGGTGAACGCCGCACCTGCGCCGCTGCCCGCCGCGCCCACGCCGATCCAGGTGGCGCCGTCCGGGAGCTGCATCTGCAGCGCCGCGGTGGCGGCGTTCCAGGCGCTTGCGACCGCCGCAAAGCACAGTTTGCCACCGGGGCAGTCGAACGGGGTGCCCGCCGTGATCGGCAGGCCCGCGGCGTTCGTGTTCGGATTGGCGAGGATTTGCCCCCAGCTACCGGACATTCATCAGCCCCAGGCCACGTCGGCCTGCCGCAGCAGGTACTGCTCGAGCGTGCGAATGCACTGCTGGATCTCGGCCACCTTCTGCGCGCGCACGCCGCCGGGCGCTGCCGCATCCGTGACCGCGCTCGCGCCCTGGTCGTACGTGAGTTCGACCAAGCCGGTGACCGTGGCAAGCCCCGTGGCTTCGGTCACCTGCTCCAGCGTCTGCCCTGGCGAGATGGAAAGACGGATGGTCGCCATGGCTTATCGCAGCCAGTTCGCGCGGATCGCCACGTTCCCGCCACCCGTGCCGGCCGTGACCGCCGTCATGATCAGGTGGTATTCCTTGAACGGGTCCGCCGCGAGGCCCAGAAGTTCCCACACCCGCAGGTTCACGTTCGCCGGCAGGCCGCCCGCGTTCAGGATCGAGGGGTTCAGGATGTTGGTCCAGACGTTGCGCGCGGAGGCCATCGTGATGGTGCTCGCGAAAATCAGGTCCGAGTTCGCCACCGGGAGCGCGCCGCCGTCTTGGGTGTTGAAGGCCACCCCGAACTTGTAGGACGTGCCGCCCGTATTGGCGTCGTTCATGATCGCGAGGTCCGAGAGCAGCACACCCGAAGGGATGTACATGGCCCGATAGACTGAGGTGGCAGAGTCCGACGCGCCGCACGCGACGATAGCCGTGCTGGTCGTGTCGTTGGACCCTGCGATGTAGCCCGAGGTCAGGACCCGGGGCTGGGCATCGTAGTTCGAGACGATGATGGATTTGACGTTGACAACGGCCATTTACATTACTCCTTATCGGGCCCAGATCTGCATGACGCGCGCTTCTTCGAGCCGCGTGGCTCCGGCGGTCATGTACACGTAGGCCTGCCAGGGCTCGGACTGCAGGTCATGCCGTTGGCTGATGTTGGTCGAGATGTCGTTCCAGACGCCGAGGTGCATGCCCTCGCGCTGCCAGACGAACACCTTGGTCGACGTGCCGGCCTGGTCATCCGTGCCGGTGAGCAGGCGCTCCGTGCGGATGAACTCGATGCCGAGGAAACGCTTGACGCGGCCCTCTTCGAGCACCGGCTGGTCGTTGAAGTCGCGGCTGATGACCTGGGCTTCGGCCATCAGGTTGTCGAGCTGCTTGGCGCCCGCGATGCACACGAGGCCCCCGGTGGGGTCGCCCGGGTCGTTCTCGTCGTCCGAGTACGCTTCGTTCTGCATCAGGACCAGCTTCGCCTGGCGCAGCTTCGCGACGGTCAGGCCCGTGGGCGAGGTCGCGCCCTGCTGTACCGAAACCACCGCGCTCGAGGGCAGCGTGGTCGCCGTGCCGCCGGAGACACCGGTCTGGGCCGTGCCGCCCAGCGCCGCGATGATGAGGTCGTCATACTGACGATTCGCGGCGTTGTGGGCGTTCTTCACGAACTTGCCCTTCGGGTCGATCAGCAGGCGCAGCTTGTCGAAGTTGTCGAAGAGCTGCGGCAGGTCGTAGTCCGAGGGGTAGACCCAGCGACGATTCGTCGGGGCGTCCACGCGCTGCATCGGGCCATAGCGCTGCGTGACCGGCTGCATGGCGACCGCACCGACCTGCTCCACCGGGGAGCCGGCCTGGCCGACGTATTTGTCCTCCGTCACGAAACGACGCAGGCGGGAAGTCTTCTGTTGCACCAACTCGTTCAGGACTTTGGCGTACTGCTGAACGTAGAAAGTGACGATATTGGTTGACACGAGTGATCCTCCGAAAAGTGTTCGTTTGCTTTTCGAAGGCCTTGTCCTTGCGGGGGCGCTTCTGGCCCGGAGAGCCGGGCTTATCCTGGAGCTTTGCTCCCGTCAGCGGGGGGCGTTTCCCACCCTTGTCCGCATTCGTGAGCGAACCGTAAGAGGGGAAACGGGCAAATTCAAGAGCCGCCCTGCATTTTCGTTTCGTAGTACCCCGTCTCGGCGTGGATCACGAAATGCTGCTGCGGCTGGATGCGGTTCTGCGGGTGCTTCGCCGCCTCCTGCCGGCGCTTCTCGGCGTCGTGCTGCTCTTTGCGCTGCGCGAAGGTCTCGTCCAGTTGGTCGCTCATTTGGCCATGCCTCCCACAATGGTCTCGATTAGTTGCTCACGCCGCCCGCCCGGCTTGTCGAACTCGCGCCAGGCGTGGTCGGTCATGGTGCCGGCGGTGCGCTCGGCGGTGATCTTGTCGAGCTCGGCCTGCGCGGCGCTCGCGGAGTTGCCGAACGTGCTCGGGGTATCGGACCCGGCAAAGCCCGGCTCCTTGTTGCCCGCGCCGATCTTGGCCAAGAGGTTGAGCCACGTCGGAGTGCCGAGGACCGCCTCCAATGTGCGTTCCTTCTCGGGCGTCATGCCGCCGACTTCCTTCGTGAAAAAAGCCCGCGCGCGGTTCGCGAGCGACAGATTCTCTTGGTACTTCGCGCCCCAGTCCTTTTGCAGCTGCAGCAGGCCCTCCTCGCTCTTGGCGTTCTCCTGGGCGGCGAGCTCGGTCTGCAGCTTGGTGACGGCCGCCTCGTAGGCTGCGGCGAGCTTGGGCGCCATCGCGGCCGGCACGCCGACCTCGAGCATACCCTCCGCCATGTACTTGGCGAACTGCGGATAGGCGGTGTTCTCCGGGAGTTTGATCTCGTACTTGTCGGCCGACTCGGGCACGCCGACCGCCGCGTTCCAGGCCTTGCGGGCATTGTCGTCGGCTTTGACCACCGTGCCGTCCGGGTTCACCTTGTCGGCCGGATAGCCCTTCAAGTTCGCCTGGGCGCGAAGCGACGCGACCGAGGTCTCCAGCTCCCGCGCGGACTTGGCCAGCGTGAACGGGTCGGAGAAGTTCTTGTTCGACACCCAATCGCGCACGTCCTTCTGCTCGGGCGCCTGCCAATCCTTCCAGAAGCCCTCGTTGGCCGCGGGGGTCTGAGCCGCCGGTGGCGCGGCGATGGGAGCCGCGGCGGGAGCGCTGGGGGCTGCGGCCGGCGTGCTGCCGGCACCTTCAAGGGCTTGTGCTGCTGGGGTGGACATGGTCAGTCTCTCTCCATTCGATGATGTCGTTGATGGCCTCTAAGACGTCGTAGTGGCCGAATTTGCGAAACGTGAGCGGGATGTCGGTCGTGCCGTTGTCGGTGACGTTCTTCGGCAGCCCCCGGCCGAACTTGGCGGTCAGGGTGTCCAGGATGAACTTGCCGTGCGGCGTGCGCTTCTCGGGCGGCCCGAACACCTCGAGGAATATATTGCGCGCCTCGCGGATGCGGGACAACTCCCGCTCGCGCGCGATGGCGTTCTGCTGCTCGACGGTCAGGTCGGTCATTGGATCAGGTTGTTGGCGTTCGATGCCTGCCAGACCTTGCACGAGTATATGGTCATCGGGCAGAGCACGTCGGTGCCGCAGATGAGCGCCATGTGCTGGATGTCAAGCACCGACCCGCCCGTGGTCCCCCGCACTGGTGGTGGCGGATTGGCCGCGCTGTACTTGTCCCACGATATCGTTTTCTCAGCCAATGCCGGGAAGACCTGCACGCCGTTAAGGTACGACTGCACGTAACCGCGAGAGATGGTGGTCGCCGGAACCCATAGACACCCGTATCGGTTCGGCGAATTGAACGGCACGGCAATCTTGGTCTCGCCATTGGTCGGCAGCGATAGCTGCGAACTCGGGCCTGGCCCATACCAGTCGATCAGGTTGTTCGAGTCGTAATAGGCCAGCGTGTTGTGCGGCCACTGCATGAAGTCGAGCTCCGCCCAGTGCCAGAACCCCGCCGCCTGGCCGGGCCACTGCAAGGGGTTACTCATCAGAAAGTTGATGTCATCCGACCAGAATGCAGGGAACGGCAGTTTGCCAGGGGTGCCCGTGATGACCGGCGAGAACGCGATGACCGCCTCCACGTAGAAGCCGCCGCCGAAGGCGATACCGGTCCAGGTCCCGCCCACCCGCTTGGCGCTGCAGATGGTGCCCCCAAACTGATCCCCGGACGGACCCGGCAGATAGATGCTGTCCGAGTGCTGCACCGACTGGCCGGCGATGGGCGTCACTGCAAGCAGATTGAAGTCGAACCAATCGAAGCCGATGGTCGGCACTCCGAAGCCGAATGTCTGGACCGTGTACCCCACGCTGGCGGCCATCGCCGGTATCGATGAGTTGGCCGTCTTGGTGGTGAGTAGAAGCTTGCTGGACATCAGACGATCAGCGTGTTGACGCCGGAGGCCCCGGTCCCAATCGCGTAGAAGTGCGTGCCGTCGACGCCGATGCACAGACCCTGCTGGTTCGCCGCATTTCGGCCGGCGACCGCGGATGAGTGGTAGAAGAACTGGCCCTGCGTCGTGGCCGTGAGCCCCGCGTCGTATTTGAGGTCATTGCCATAGAGCGTGACTGACGGCGTGCCGCCAGTCGGATTGATCGTCACCGTCGAGCCGAAGTCGTTGTTGCCCGCCGAAGCGATCTTGATGGCCAAAGACCCCGCACCGTTACGCACCAGGTTGGTGGCGGCGATGGTGTTGCCCTCGAAGCTCGCGTGCATGCCCTGATAGTTGTTGACGATGACGTTGGTGCAGGTCAGGTTGACGCCACGGAAGCGGAAGTTCGGTGTGCCCGAGGCCAACGCGGCATTGAACTGGACGAACGCCGACACGGAAGCGTCGTAGTACCCGCCGTCGACGATGAGGTCGCCGAACACGTTGAGCGCGTTCTCCAGGTAGAGCACCGGGAAAGTGCCGCCGCCGGTCGCACCGATGACCTCGCAGTCCCGAATCACCATCTTGCGAACGGTCGAGCTGTTCACGTCGATGAGCGCGACCGTGACCGTATTGCTGGACGGATAGCCGTTCGACTTGATGCGGTTCAAGACCAGAGTCTTGATGGTGCCCGCGCCGTTCAGCGTCAGGAAATAGTTCTTGTTCGCTTCCACCGTCGAGCCCGGCAGGAAGGAGCAGTCCTCAATGGTCAGGTGGTCAATGGAAACGGTCGAGACCTGGATGGTCGGCGTGAGAGTACCGGCAACCTGGGAGTTGATGTTGCGCAGTTTGACCCGACCCATCACACCCGTCGTGTAGCCCAGGCCCTTGTTCAGGCTGACGCCGTAGGACGCCGCCGTGCCATAGACCCCGTCGACCTCGATGGCGTCCATGATCTCGTTGTCGCTCGGGTACATCTTGCAGGGGTTCGAAACACTGGAACCCGTGAAATTGAGGTTGTTGACCGACACGTTCAGGATGTCGCCCGCTTGGTTGAACTGGAACGACTGGAAGCCGGTGCCCTCGTTGGTCTGCAACGACACGAAGTCATCCGCCGCGTAGCCGTACATGCCGTCGAGCTTCACGCCGTTCGACGGCCCGTAGATCTTCAGGCCGTCAGATATCTGGTTGGCGACCCGCAGGTTGTTGAGGTAGAGCCCGTTCACCGCCTGGATGTTGAACTGGTACTTGCGAGCGTTGATCGAGGTCACGTTGGTGACGCTTGAGTTCATCAGGCCGACCAGGTGGATGGCCATCGTTGTGTAAAGGTTGCCGGGCGCGGCTTGGTTCAGGTAATCGTAGTTCCACGTCCCGCCGGTCAGGTTGAAGTTCTTGACCGCAGGCAGGGCGCGCGTCGTGCCCGAGGGGGCCGAGGCGGTGTAGTACGGGGTGTAGACCGTGAAATTGTTGGCATCGACCACGGCTCCGACCCGGAATACGCCGTTGTAGGCGCTGACTCCGTTGTTGTAGATCCATACCCCATCGCCCACCGATTGTCCGTGGCCGGTCCAGGCGACGTTCACGGCGTTGCCCGTGCCCTGTGTGAGGGTGACGGTCACGCCGCCCGTCAGCGTGGTCGTGCCGCCGCCCAAGGCGGTGACCAGCGACGCGGGCATCAGCAGCGGGCAGGTGCAGTTAGGCGCAAGCCGGATGTTCGTATTGGCGCCGCAGACGATGTCGGTGTTCGAGTACACGATAAGGGGCTTGTTGATCCAGAACGTGCCGGCCTGGGCGAGATTGACGAGGCCCGCGGAATTGAGCGCGGTCTGGATCACGCTCTGGTCCGTAACGCCCGCGGTATCACCGGACGGGCTCAAGATCGAGACGTTGAGGTAGTTCTTGATCGCACTGACCGTGGTCTGGGCGTCATCGCCGTTCTGGACCACCGGGACCAGCTCCGCCCCGGTGAGCGTCAAGGCATTGGGCAATTCGCTGATCTTGGACATTTATTCGATACCTGAGTTCGGGAAGGGGTAGAGCCGCTTCATCTGGGTCGTCAACTGCACCGAGGTCGGGCCCGGCGTCACGGGCAGGTCCAGGGACACGCCCGACTCCACGCCGTTGAGGACGCCGACGATCTTGATGTCGTAGGTGTGCGCGGGCGTGATGACCTGGGTCTCCACGTCGTAGGTCGCGATCTGCAGGCCCTTGACGGTGCACATGATCCCAGGCGTCGAGGTGCCGTTCTCCATCTGGTAGAACGTGCCGTCCGCGAGTTGCAGTTCCCCGGAGGACTTCTCCAGGTCGATGAAGAGCGGAATGGGTTGGCCGTCGACGTTCTGGTTCAAGACGCCGTCGACGTACACGTTGTAGCTGTCGGCCAGGGGCGTGAAGGCGCCCCAGGCGAGTTTCAGCGAGCCGTCCATGTTGTCGTAGATGTCGAAGAAGCCGGTGGGCGACAGGGCAGCAACCGACACCGGGATAGCCGCGGCGGACGGGAAGCCCGCGATGGCGTAGGTGCCCACATCGGCATCGACCTGAAAGTCCGACAGGGACGTGGCGCCGACGATGTCATACGTTCCAGGCGAGGCGATCAGCACGAAGGCCGTGCCCGTGGAGGGCGCCATGCCCGCGACCTGCCCACTGATCGCGTAGGAGCCGGAGGCCGCGATCAGCGTGTAGTTCTGGCTCGCGAGGTTCGCCGCCTGGCCGGTGATGGCGTAGGAGCCCGCGCCGGCGGCGAGTGTGTACGACGTGGCGCTCGGTCCGTTGTAGACCACCGCAAAGTTGAATGCCCGGCTGCCGAGCGTGGCAGTCGTCGTGAAGGTCGCGGGCACGCCCGTGGTCGAGGACAGCGCTTTGGTCTCGTAGGTGAGGCAGGCCCCGCCGAGCGCCGACCAGAGCGTGCCGATCTGCGTGAAGCCGGTGCCAGCCAGGGGCGCCGAGGTCTTGGCGTCGCTATAACTCCAGCCGGTGAGCGTGGCCGGCTGGAAGGCCAAGGTCGGCACGGCCAAGGACGTCGAGTTGTCGACCGCGCCGTTGACGCTCTGGGTGTTGGTCGAATAGCTCCCCGCCGAAAAGGGCAGCGTGGTGCTGACCGACCCCGAGGGAAGGACGGCCGCTGCGATGCTCAAGGGCGCCGCAGCACCATAGGTCGCCGTGATGATCGGGCTGCCCGCGACCGTGGTCATGCAGTAGAACTGCGCGAACTGCTTGGAGTAGCCGGTCCAGGCGCCGCCCGAGTCCACCAGGTTGTAGGTGTTGCCCAGGTTGTCGGACACGCTCACGGTCTGTGTGGTGCTCGACTGCGCCATGAAGAGCACGTCGATCAACTGCCCGACCGCGACCGCGGGCATGGCCGCCCCACCCGTGCCGGTCGAGACCGTGGTCCCGGAGGCGGTGTAGCCATCGCCCAACGGCGGCGCCAGGCTGAAGGTCGCGATGGTGGCCGCGCTGAAGCTCGAATTGGTGCGGGTCCAGGTGGCGGAGCTCGTCTCCACCGCGCTCGTGATCTTGTAGCAGGACTCCTTGGCGACGCCCAGGTCGTAGAAGCCGAGCGTGGTGTAGCCGGCCGGCGGGTTGGTGAGACCCGATCCGGGCACGTAGTTGCCTAGGCCGATGGCCGCGACCACCAGCGAATTGGCCGCGACATTGGCGCCCGAGGCGGTGGCCGTGGTGCTGGTGCCCTCGGTGTTGCCGGTGCCGGTCTTGTCCGCCGCCGTGATGCCGTTCACCTCGAGGAGCGCGACCTGCAGGTTCTGGGTCGCGTTCGCGTAGGTCGCGGTGACCGTGTAGGTGCCGGTCGGCGCCTTGATGCTGGAGCACCACCAGGTCTCGGTCTCGCAGTAATTGCCGCTGCTCGAGTCGATGGCCGAGACGCGCTTGGTGAAGACGTTGCCCGATTGGTTGTCGACCACCGAAGTGATCGCCGCCGGGGTGAACACGTCGCCCGTGATGATGACGGCAATCACCGCGTTGCCCGCCTTCGGCTGCGTGACGAAGGTCGCCGTGCCGGTCGCGGTGTTGGTCGTGTAAGCGCCGACTGCGGTTTGGATGACCCCGCTCATGCGTGGTTCTTCGACCAGTTGGTCACA